GAGTGTTAAAACTCTCTTTTTTTATGCTTCCAAAAAACATTCAAAAAGACGTATTTAATGCTTGACTTTAGGAAAAAAGATAAGTATAATAGTATCATTAGTTACATTTGTATGATACATTTAGGCTAATAAAAACTAATACTAAGAAAACTAATAAAGGCTAATATAGGAGAAATATAATGGCAACACTAGCAGAAATCCGTGCGAAATTACTCGCACAAGACAACAAAGCATCAGAGAACTCATCTGCGAATCGAGGTTCAGATGCAGTATACCCTTTCTGGAATATGGACAACGACAATACATCCGTATTGAGATTCCTTCCAGACTCAGACCCCACTAACACATTCTTTTGGAAAGAACGACAAGTTATCAAACTTCCGTTTCCTGGTGTTAAAGGCGGTGACGAAACTAAACGAGTAATCGTTCAAGTACCTTGCGTTGAAATGTGGGGCGAATCGTGCCCAGTTCACGCAGAGATACGACCATGGTTTAAAGACCCAGCAATGGAAGACCTAGGTCGTACATATTGGAAAAAACGTTCATACGTTTTCCAAGGTTTGGTTGTAACTGACCCTATCGGCGGTGACCAACCAGAAAATCCAGTTCGTAGATTTATCATTGGACCACAAATCTTCAAATTATTGAAGGCGGCTCTAATGGACCCAGACATGGATAATCTCCCAACGGATTATGAACAAGGTACAGACTTCCGTCTTACTAAAACACAAAAAGGTCAGTATGCTGACTATTCAACTTCATCTTGGTCACGTAAAGAACGTTCACTAAATGAAGAAGAACGTAAGATAATTGAAACTCATGGTCTTTTCGACTTGAATGAGTTTATGCCAAAACGTCCAACTGAGGATGACATGCGAGTAATCATGGAGATGTTTGAAGCATCTGTAGATGGTGAATTGTATGACCCGACTCGTTGGGGACAGCACTATAAACCTTATGGATTAGATGTTCCAGCAGGAACGTCAGCACCTACTACAACTCCTCCTGCTCCAAAAGTAGAAGAAGTTAAAGCAGAGGCGCAGACACCAACTCCTGCACCAGCAACACCTACGCCAACTCCGGCACCAGAAGTAGCACCAGCAGTAGCACAAACTACAACTGATGCACCGAAGGCCGATGCGGCGGATATCTTAGCAATGATTCGTAGTAGAAAAACTGACTAAGACCAATATTGAGTGTGGGGAGTTAAACTCCCCTAACTCTTTTATATCAACATAAGGAGAAATATATGGCACGAGCCTTTGATGCGAGTAAGTTTCGCAAAAATATAACAAAATCTGTACCAGGTATGAGTGTTGGTTTTAGAGACCCGGACACTTGGATATCAACAGGAAATTACACATTAAATAAACTTATCAGTGGTGAGTTTCATAAAGGTGTACCACTGGGCAAAGTAACAGTCTTTGCTGGCGAGAGTGGAGCAGGAAAATCATTTGTAGCGGCAGGTAATATTGTTAAAGCCGCACAAGACCAAGACATATTTGTAGTACTAATCGATAGTGAAAATGCACTAGATGAGGCATGGTTACATGCCCTTGATGTAGATACTGCACCAGAAAAATTATTAAAATTAAGTGTATCAATGATTGATGATGTTGCTAAAATCATTTCAGACTTTATGAAAGGTTATAGAGAAGACCATTCAGACACACCAGACGCAGACCGTCCAAAAGTGTTGTTTGTCATTGATAGTTTAGGAATGATGATGACCCCAACCGATGTTGACCAGTTCAATCGTGGCGATATGAAAGGTGATATGGGTCGTAAACCAAAAGCCTTAGCGGCACTAGTAAGAAATAGTGTTAATATGTTTGGTCAATATAATATAGGTATGGTAGCAACTAATCATACATATGCATCACAAGATATGTTCGACCCAGATGATAAAATCTCGGGTGGTCAAGGATTTATCTATGCATCTTCAATTGTAGTAGCAATGAAGAAATTGAAACTAAAAGTAGATGCAGATGGTAATAAAACGTCTCAAGTACATGGTATTAGAGCGGCGTGTAAAGTAATGAAGACACGTTATGCTAAACCATTTGAAGGAGTTCAAGTAGAGATTCCTTATGAAACAGGAATGAATCCATATAGTGGATTAGTTGAGTTTTTTGAGGCAAAAGGAGTATTAATAAAACAAGGAAACAGATTGAAATATATGTCTAAATCTGGCGAAGAAATGATTGAATTTCGTAAGAATTGGACTGCTGATAAATTGGATATCGTTATGAATGATTGGAATGAAGAAAATTTGAATGACGAAAAACATGAACTGGAACAAGTTGAATCAGAAGTATAAGAAAAAAGCAAAATGTAATAAATACATTGCTTACACTAACAAGACATACTAAGAGGAGACTTTTTTGGAATCAGAATCGCTTTACGAGTTATGGGAGACTTTATTAACTTACATCCCAGGAAAAGATAGAATAGAAGCCGGAGAGATGTTTATCAAACAGTGTGATGAACTAGGAATGAGCCCCGAAGATATAGAGATATTAATCGACGGAGACAAGATATTAGAAGTTGCACTAGACCGGTACTTTGAAGATGATGATGAGGATTATTATGAAGAAGACGATGATTGGGACTAATGAATTGGTATAGCAAAATAGTAAAAGACTGGAGTGAAATTCCATCTTGCCTTCAATTTTTTGAAAGCGAGTTATCGGATGCGAGGAAGGAAGTTAAGATAAAGGGAAATATTGAAAAGAATTCTACTCGACTTCCTGCATATGTTGAATTACGTTTCGGTCAATTACAAGAAATCGAGGCAATACTTGAACACCTAAATATTACGTTACGTAAAAAAAGAAGCCAATACTTAAGGAAATATTTAGAGAATTATAATAAAGTATTAAGTAGCAGAGATGCTGAAAAGTACGCAGATGGCGAAGACGAAATTGTTGCAGTTGGTGAATTGATAAATCAAGTTGCACTTGTTAGAAATCAATATCTAGGTATAACAAAAGGCTTTGAAATTAAACACTTTCAACTGTCTAACATAATAAAGTTACGTGTTGCAGGAATGGAAGATTCGGAGATTAACACATATTAGGGAATGAGGTACAATGACTGGGATTCACATAGTTAAGAGAAACGGAGAGAAAGAGGCTTTAGACTTAGAAAAAATGCACAAAGTCGTATTCGAGGCTTGCAACAATATTAACAATGTATCTGCAAGTGAAGTTGAATTAAAATCACATATTCAATTTTACAGTGGCATGACAAGTAGCGAAATACAAGAAACATTAATTAAAGCCGCGGCTGAATTAATATCAGAAGACACACCCAACTATCAATGGGTTGCTGGAAATTTAATCAATTATCATATCAGAAAAGAAGTATACAATAACTTTGACCCATGTCATGTATTTGAATTGGTCGAACGAAATGTTAAATCTGGATTTTATGATAAAGCATTGCTAGAAGACTATTCAGAAGAAGAATGGGAAAAGATTAATGCTTTCGTTAGACATGATAGAGATTTTGACATTACTTATGTTGGAATGGAACAATTTCGTGGAAAGTATCTAGTACAAAATCGTGTTACACATAAGATTTACGAAACTCCACAAATGGCATATGTTTTAATTGCGGCAACATTATTCAGTAAATATCCAGAAGAAGAAAGATTAAAATGGGTTAAAGATTACTACGATGCAATTAGTACTTTTGATATCTCATTACCAACTCCTGTTATGGCAGGAGTTCGAACACCACAAAGACAATTCAGTAGTTGTGTATTAATCGAAACAGATGATAGTTTAGATAGTATCAATGCGACATCTAGTTCAATTGTTAAATATGTCTCTCAGAAAGCAGGGATTGGGGTTGGTGCAGGTAGTATCCGAGCAATAAACTCACCTATTCGTAATGGCGATGCAAGTCATACAGGTGTTATTCCATTCTATAAAATGTTTCAAGCGGCAGTAAAATCATGTTCACAAGGTGGTGTTCGTGGTGGAGCGGCAACATTATACTATCCTCTTTGGCACTACGAAGTAGAAGACTTACTTGTATTGAAAAATAACAAAGGCACAGAAGATAATCGTGTTAGACATATGGATTATGGTGTACAGTTTAATAAACTCATGTATGAACGTCTAATGACAAGTGGTAACATTACATTATTCTCACCACAGGATGTTCCTGGATTATATGAAGCATTCTTCAATGACCAAGATAAATTCAAAGAACTTTATGAACAAGCAGAACGCAAAACATCTATTCGTAAGAAAACAGTGCCTGCTATTGAATTATTTTCGTCATTTATGAATGAACGTAAGAATACAGGTCGCATCTATCTTCAAAATGTAGACCATGCTAATGACCACAGTTCATTCGATTCGAAAGTGGCACCAGTCAAACAATCAAATCTATGTTGTGAAATTACTCTTCCAACTAAACCACTTAATAGTGTAATTGATGAAGAGGGTGAAATTGCTCTCTGTACACTAAGTGCTATCAATTGGGGAAATATTAGAAGTCCAGAAGATTTTCAAAAACCTTGTGAGTTAGCAGTAAGAGGTCTTGATGCTCTGTTGAGTTATCAAAATTATCCAATCATTGCGGCCGAAATGGCAACAAATAATAGGAGACCTTTGGGTGTAGGAATTATAAATTTTGCGTATTGGCTGGCAAAAAATGATATGAATTATACTGAAACTAACTTAGAGTTAGTTGACGAATGGGCAGAAGCCTGGAGTTATTATCTTATTAAAGCATCAAATCTATTAGCACAAGAGAAAGGTCCTTGTCCTAAAACAGATGAAACAAAATATGGTTATGGTATTGTACCAATTGATACTCGTAAGAAAGAGATTGATGAACTAGTTCCTCATAAAGAAAGAATGGATTGGAAATCTCTTAGAGCAGACCTTAAAGAATTCGGAATAAGAAATTCAACTCTTATGGCTCTAATGCCAGCAGAAACATCAGCACAGATTTCAAATTCCACAAATGGTATTGAACCACCAAGAAGTTACGTTTCAGTAAAACAATCCAAGCATGGAGTGTTAAAGCAAGTTGTTCCTGGTATTCATAAACTAAAAAACAAGTATGAACTTCTGTGGGACCAAGAATCTCCAGAAGGATATCTAAAGATTATGGCAGTATTACAGAAGTATATCGACCAAGGTATCTCAGTTAATACAAGTTATAATCCAGTGTTCTTTGAAGATGAAAAGATACCAATGTCTGTAATGTTACAACATCTTATTATGTTTTATAAGTATGGTGGCAAACAATTGTATTACTTCAATACTTTTGATGGCCAAGGTGAGTTAGACATTAATGCATTAAATTCAATGGATAAAAATGAAGAAATTCCATATGAACAAGAAGAAGGCACACTAATAGACGAAGATGATTGTGATAGTTGCACACTATAAGGATATAAGATGACTGTTTTTAACGCAAAAAATAAACAAGACCATACAACAGCAAAAGCATTTTTGGACCCGTCTGGTGGAGTAACAATTCAACGTTTTGATACATTAAAGTATAAACAATTTGACAAACTTACTGAAAAGCAGTTAGGTTTCTTCTGGCGACCAGAGGAAGTTGATTGTCATAAAGATGCAAATGACTTCAGTTATCTTACTGATAATGAAAGACATATCTTTACAAGTAATCTTAAAAGACAAATTCTACTTGATAGTGTACAAGGTCGTGCGCCAGTAGAAGCATTTGGTCCATTATGCTCTGTTCCAGAACTAGAAAATTGGATTATGACTTGGACATTCAGTGAAACAATTCATTCACGTAGTTATACACATATTATTCGTAACATTTATTCAAATCCTACACTGATTTTTGATGAAATAACAAGCATTACAGAAATTTTAGATTGTGCAGATGATATCAGTAAGAACTATGATGAACTTATTGACCTTTCATTAAAGTATCAATTACTAGGTAAAGGTAATCATACAGTTAATGGAAAGAAAGTTAATGTTGATGTGTATGAAATTAAAAAAGCACTCTATAAGACTCTTATGAGTGTGAATATTTTAGAAGGTGTTCGTTTCTATGTTTCATTTGCTTGTAGTTGGGCGTTTGCTGAACTCAAGAAGATGGAAGGCAATGCTAAAATTATTAAACTAATTGCACGTGATGAAAATTTACATTTAGCATCCACTCAATCACTTCTAAAGATTTTACCAAAAGACGACAAAGACTATAAAAAAATTGCAAAAGAAACAGAAGAAGAATGTATTCAGATGTTTGTTGATGCAGTAGAACAAGAAAAGAAATGGGCTGAATATCTATTTAAAGATGGTTCTATGATTGGTTTGAATACAGTTTTATTAGGTGAATATATTGAATGGATATGTTGTAAACGTATGATTGCGGTTAATCTAAAATGTCCATATAGTGTACCACAATCAAATCCTCTACCATGGACACAGAAATGGATTGCAGGAGCAGAAGTACAAGTAGCACCACAAGAAACAGAAATAACCTCTTATATCACTGGCGGAGTAACACAAGACGTGACAGATGATACATTTAATCACTTAACGTTATGATAGAGTTAGACTCAATTGGTACAATAGATTATGAAGTGAAAGACTTTGTTGCGTTGACACCACACAATGATGCTCACTTCTGTCTAGTTCCTAGAACTATAGACCAACAGAGTATTTTAAAATTACAAAAGATTATGATGGATATTGGCAATGCTAATATCAAAAATGGAGTTTGTGAACAATACGAAACGATAATGAAGTTTGTTGACGACCATCCAATCATAGAAATCCATTTAACAAAGGAGAAAGATATGACAGAAATGGGATTAGAATTCCAAGCATGGGTACAAAATACTTGGATGGAACATCTGGATGAAAAGATGCAATGGAAAGAGAAAGTAGATTATACCCAAGAACAGTGGCTTAAGAAGAATTTAG